GGTCGGGCGGGCGATCTCTCAAATCTACTATCGTCTCTAGCCCTGATTTGGGTGAGAATACGTAAGAGACCCCCTTCATGTTGCCCGTGAGTGCTACGTCAACTTTACCCGCCAACGTGACAAGCCCGGAATATCTATCTTTGAACTGGTTCATCAGCCGCCCGGCCTCGCTTTGAGCGATGGCTTCAAGAATTCCGAGGTTCGTTGGTGTGTTGGGGTCATATATTATTGATCCCGCAATCCCTAATCCGGCTTGCGTCGAGTATTCGCGGACAGATAGACGTGCATGCTCTTTGCTTGATAGATAATCAATCTCAGGGCCCTTTCCGCCCAAATGCGAGAAATCTATCGGAATGGAATAGAACCGCTTCGGCGAATCAAATCCTTCATTTCTATAATTGCTCCAGATTACTGAAATTATTGTGTCAAGCGTGTGATTTTCCACCAAATGGCATGTCTCCAAGAGGTTGCCGTCCACCAAGGGAGAGGGTAACGGGTCTAGGGCGCTTGGTATTATTGTCTTGATTGTGCGATCAGGGGAAGAAGGATAAGAGACTTGAAATATCCCTAATGCCTGATCTACTGTTCTGATCGTTCCTGCAGTTGGCTTCTGCCTTAGCGGGTCTTTTTGGTCTACGTACCAATTATATGCTTGAGTGCTCCAGAGCGCAATTTGCTTTGCCTGTGATGGGTGCCGCTTCCCAGGAATCACACAGTAGTCCGCAAAAAGCGGCGCTGTTGGGCTGTAGCGACTATAATTATCAATCACGGCCACACGCCGGGGTTCCCAATATTCGATTCTATCCATGATATAAGGGTTGAGCTGGTAAATCCTTCGGTATGCTCCTTTTATAGCGGTCACAATGTGATGGACAAAGGCCTCATTATTTAACGACGGCGTTCCCCCGTCCAGCTTTGCAGCGTAATATCGCTCGAAGGCTTCTGAAAAATAATATTCCCGTATTTCCTGTTCCGTGATCGGGGGATTGAGTGAAGCCAAATATTCCCAAAGGGGTAGCCACTCTCCGAGATGGATTTCTCTATTAGAGAAGGGAGAAAAGACAGGATAAGGACAGGAAATCACATTCTGGCAGCCTATTACCCGCCATTCGTCTATGTCCTTTTGCGACCAGATTGGTGGCTTGGGGGTGATAGGCAGAAGAAATCCCCCTGGTCGCTCTTCTTTTGTGGCAACCACTCGTACTTCCATTTTTTTCTTAAATTTGACATTGACTTTTCGGGGCCGAATTCGGCTCTTGTCCTCAAAATATATAGTGCCTGGCTTTGTTTTCGCTTGGTTTTGATATTGAGCGATGAGATTAATCTGGGTGTCATCAAAATAATCTTGGCTGTAGACGTACACCTGACCATTGGGCTTAATCCCAATGTTCATGCGGCTTGCAGCTAACAGCTGCGCAAAACCTCTGTAAATATCAATGCCGTCCGCTTCCACGTTCTCTATAATGTAAGCCCCGTCATCGCTCGCAAAATTCGGATCGAATGGAATCCCATGTTTGGCCATTTGGTCTTCGAGAATTTCCTTCATTGTCCAAGGGACTTCCATTCCCTTGAGCGACCATGAGAGGTACCGACCGGTGGCAAAGGTATCAAAATATTGCCTAAGCGACGCGGGTGTGGTATCGCTAGCGTTGACGCCTTGTCCTTTAACATTCGCTTTACGAGTCTTGTTGTAGCTATAATGGAGCAGTTTCCCTCGCCAGCTCCAGCGGGAATCTGCAATCGTCCACATGACGTGAAACGGGTCAATTTCTTTGGGTTCCAAGAGATATAACTGTTGAAATTCAAGAACTACCGGGTCAGGCTTGCCCTGCGTTCCGCCCCAGCATTCTATCTTGAGACTTGTTGGGTTTTGCACACCAAGTAATGCTTGATTTAGCTCGCCTTTAGGCACGCGAAACGAAGTCTTAAAGGGCAAAACCCCCGGTAATAAAGTCCACGAGAACCCCTGCATGAGCATGCAAACGCCGCCTATAGTGACACGCGGGCAAGGAAAATCAACCATTTTTTATCCTAACCCTCCCTCGCCGATGACGGTAAAGGAATAAAAGGGTTCAACATAAAGGTACTGATCTACAAACGAATAGAAGTACACACGCATTTTTTGCGTGTTAGAAACGCCTCCGGCCCCGAATTCCTTGATTTGCCGCCGAACCGTTCGATTGCGAAGTAACCATATTCCTGGTGAATCGTCATTATATTCAGGTGGTTCTGCCGGGGGCGAACTGAGTTTAGTTACTGATATATTTCGGTTTAGCGTCTTTTGCTGCCCAATTCCATAGATATTATAGGTGTAATCCTGGCCGTCCCACAGTTTCTCAGCTGTGAGACCCTTGTCGTTTGAAATCGCGATAGATTCTGACAGAGCGATGACCGCTGAATTTGAATTTGGCGCTATAAAGGTCAAGCCCCCAGAAATTGTCCAGTTATAGGGATTTACAGTCTTCGACTCGCTTTGAACGATATAACTTCTACCGCTTTGCGAATAATCTCCCAAATCCAGCATATCCCACACGTGCTCTATTAGCCACGGTTTGACGGTATCCTGGTATACCTCTTCTAGGTCTGTATCCGTTCCAACTACGTCCTTGGAGATCGTGCAATTATACGAAATCGAAACCGTCGTCGCCGGGATCGCGGCGTAGCCGGCCCCTGAGACGCCAATTTCCTGGGCGTATCGCACCGAATAGTTGACGTTTGGGTCAATTATCGCGGCTACATCCATAGTGCCGCTGGCCTGGTTGCTCAGTATCTCTTTATAGGTCAGTGTGGCATTGAGGATTTTTTCCTCTTGTTCCTCACGAATGCTTTCGGCTACAAGCTCATAATTCCCACCAAGAGCCGCCAGCACGGACGTTGCCCAGTTTTTCCCGCCGGTAGCGGCCTGATAATTTTGCAGCGCGCTATTGGAACCACCAGCGGTATAGAGGCATTGAAAAGACACAGTGCGCCGCCGGCTCGGCGCATAGGTGATTGTGAAGCTTCCCTCTCGTCTGTAATCGTATCCCGTCTGATCAAACGGAAGCTGGATTACCAAGGAAAATTGATAGGCCCGTGATACCTTGGTTGCCGTTTCGTTTGCAATTTTGGTTAACGTTGGCCGGGCCAGAAACCCCGTATTCGCTGAATGCGAAAGGTTAAATTCTTCTACTCCACCAAGTTTCAGGGTGAAATCCTTATTGATTTCCGTTAATTTTTCCTCCGCCTCCTGGCAGAGATCAACCAGGCCGCCGGCCGAAGTTGACAAAAGCAAAAAAGTGCATGAGATAGAAACCTGTTTTTCGTTCTCGTTCAACGAGAATTTTTCGATTGTATTCGGTAGTGTATATCCGTTGTAAGTTATTGTGACCATTTATTTTACCTCAATCCTCATGCAGTTCACTATTCCGGTAAATCGCCCATTCTCGGTCGGCCCATTTTTTTGTCTTCTTTGCTGTCCTGAGCCAAAAATCCTCTGAATCCTCTAATATGTCTTGAACAATATCCGGGACTAGGCTACCGACCCGCCTCGCTCGCGATAGTGCCTCTGATTGTCTATCACCAATGGCTTCAAAGCGAGCGTGCATCCGCTCAAGCTCGTCGAAACTGGGCGTATGCCCGGAACGAGCCATTTCTAATGCCCAGTTTTCCAATCTTTTCAAAGGTTCGGTATGTTCCAACGCCATCTTTGAACCAATAATAGATGATAGCTCTGACTTTAGAACACCCGTAATGTCGCCACTAAGCGCTTTAAATCCTTGTATTACAGCCTGCCCTATTTCAGCGGCGAGAGCACCCTTGGTCATGGGCAGCCCCATGCCGCGACCCATACCCTCTGTGAAAGTCATACCCACTTGGCCCCGGACACCCGTTGTTGTCTCACTCTCAATTTGAGCAGGCTGCCTCAGTCGCTCTTCTATCTCTAGTCGCGAAACCGGCTTGCCCTCGGCGATCGCCTCAGCTACCTTTAAGATAGCGTCAACCATGCGGTCAACCATGTCATCTCTATCACCTCTAGACATCAGTACAACCCCAATAAGCAAGAAAAGGAAAAAGTACGCATGACTGACGGATAGTTCGATCCGGCCACTTTTTGTTGCTTAGCAGCGGATTTTTCAACTAGCATCAATTTAGCAGTAAGCTCAGTAATATTAAAGATTTGATCAAGTATGGCATCTTCAATATCCAGTATCCCCGCCCCGGTAGACGTACTCGCTACGCGGTTTGCGCCGATCATTGCGCACTCTCCGTAAGGATCGTTAAGATTTTCTACAAAAACCACCAAAGAAAAATTCTGAGTCACCACCCCCGGATGGTCTGGATCACACACAAATCCTTGATCTACCAGGAAAGCCACAGGCGATCGAAAGCGAGCAAGCTGCTGAATCGGCACTTCGGGTACAATATGAACGGCATCACCGAATATCTTATTGCTTGTCCCAGACCAGGTAATTGTTTGTAGCCAATCGCGCAATCGCTCGAATAATTGTTTTGGTGTCATCTTAGTACCGCTCCTGATAAAGGCCCGAAATACGCGATCCCATCTGTCGAGCTGCTCTTGCGTAGTCCATCAAAAGCGACTGGAAACACCGTGGGATCACGATGACTGAATTTCAATTTCGAGGCCTCAACGATATTAGGGCAAGCCTTTTGGAACAGCAGGCATGGGTGATTGTCCGTGTCCTGGGGCACGAAAATTAAAGCATGGCTATAAGCCGATAGATCAGTTCCCGCCGGTATACTACCTGGGAATTCAACGGCCCCTCCGCTGGAAAGCCCAGGAAATAACCGCTCAAGCAGTGTGCTATTCCAATTCTTTAACACCGCCGTGAGAACCGGCGCACAACCTAGGTATATTTTTTTGTAAACTTCAACCCCGGTTTCCTCCTGACGAAAAGTCGCGATTTTATAATTTGGTGAAAATATGATTCCACCCGAGCAAAACCCAAGCTTCGTTCCCCAGCCCGCCTCATTGCTAAGATCGGTAGGATTCCAAAATAGGTATCCAGCAACCTGGATTATCTCATTGACATCAGGATGCGTTGCAAACCCCATAAATACTAGTCTCCAAAGGCGACCCTCATAAACGGCCATTAAGGGGAAAAAAAGGAAAAAAAAGACCTAGAAGTCGTTAGAAAATTAAAATCGCTTCTTGGCCTTTTATTTTGCTCATTTTCATAAATTACTGCGTAGCAATATCTTACAAATCTGCGTAAGTTTCCCCGCTTGATGTGTGTGGTAAAAATTTCCCATAAATTCTGGCCAACCAGGTTTGAATTCGCCCGTCATTTGAAACAGAATCAGTGAAAGTCCAATAGTCACCGACAAGAGCGTCGGTTGACCCAACCAAAAGCAAGTAATATTTGCCGTCAAACAGCACCGGTTGAGCTACGATCACTTCGTCAATCAGGACATACCCGGTTGTACGGCTTGATAACGACACCTGAACACGAATTCCACTACCATCATAGTCTTCTTTGAAGTTCTCGTACCACCCAGCTGTACTTGCTCCACTACCCAAAATTAGGCGATTCCAACCGGTTTGCGAACTCAACGTTACGCTTACGGTCTGCGTCCCGAGTCTCAGTGTCAGCGTTCCGTCGCCCGAACCTGTCTCACGATTATAATGGACAACCGCCAAAACCGGCCGAGAAATATCAATAGATGCACTAGTGATATACTGAAGGACATTGCTATCACCCCCGCCATCTACGAATTTCAGGGCTTTGCTTCCGCGAAACACGGTAGTAGTCTCTTCGTCGAAATCCGACGCGTCGGACAGTGTCCAGCCTGATACCGAAATAGAAGGCGCAGAGCCCGTTATGGTCTCGAAACCCCCGTTACTTATGAGTTGTGAGCTGCTCTCACTTGAAACAACATATATTGTCTTGCTCCCAGACGGACAATCACCGAGGGATAGCTCGTCATGCTTTGTTTCCCCATATCCCCGAATAATTGCGGTTTCAGCACCCTCGGTGCCCCCTGTAAAGGCGTCAGCTGTAATTTCTACTCGAGTGATCCCGGCCGGGAATTCACCGCCTTCTAGATCGTAGTTGTCCTTATTCTTTGTCACGCGTAGCAGGGTGCCATCAGAATTATTGCCCGCACCAGCGGAAACAGAGCCGAAAGTGTAACCTCGGTGGCGCACCGTTTCAGACGCATCTACCATTCCCTGATATATCTCATCTAAAGCATCAGAGATTGATGCGGCCCGCCCATCATAGCCGACCTTCGCGAGCTCAATCAGCACCTGCTGGAGCAGACCAGGGGCATTTCTAATCAAATTAGATAGTGAATTTCGGAAATTCGTCACCTGCTGTTGGGTCGCTGACACATGATCTCCGACATAGCTTTCCTGGAGCGATTCTTCCATTGAAACAAAATTTGGAGTGTTGTCTACCCCATATTTGTAGGTCTCATCAATAATTTTCACAAGATACCGAAATTGCGTCCACAACTCGGCCTTAGTCGCCTGACTCATCTCTCGACCCTCAAAGGAAATTCAACAAAGCAGTTTATCTCGGTCTCTATACCAACCGACTCAACTACGACATATAATTTTAGCTGGCCATATTCATCATACATGTCTAAGTCTCCACCAAATGGTAACTTAGACCATCCGTCACAGCCGTGCTCGCCGAAGTGAACGCCAGGACACCCGCATTGCTCCCAACCGGGATTGAATACGCGGCATTACCAGCTAACCGCTGCCTAGTTGAATCACTTCCCAGATTCGATTTCACAGTCGCTGAATCAGCAGCATAGGCCATGTATGCCTCGCCGAAAATTACAATATTCACGAGTGTCACAGTCGGCTTATCACTCAAATCAATTTCCGCTACTGTCGAAGGTGGTGAGCCAGCTGCTGGAAGGTCAACTGTCTTTATTGTGCCTTCCAGTCCACCACCTGTTCCCGCAAATTTAGCCATGTTTAGCTCCTAATTCTCAATTGTGTCTCTAATCCCCGAAACACGGCGTTTTCCAAATACCAGCCGCGCCGAATCCATATCCGGCCTAGTTCCAGAACGTTCGCGAACAACAGTAAGATTGCTGTTGCTGGCCGCCTCAGCATAAACAGCCTTCCGAATACCCAAGAGAGCTCCATAAAAGTCGCCCGATCGCCACTTAATGAGCGAGGTGTCACGCGCTTTGTAGAACTCCAAGAAGTAAACAGTCCCGCGACATAATATTGCAACATGGCTCGCATTATTGTCGTCATGGGCAATACCCGTAACACGCTCAAACTCGCCGATGGCATCGCTCGCAGCAGCTTCTAACACGTCTGTATCTATTGTAGTTGCTGAATTTGAGGAATTTGTCAGTTCAATTAAAAGCTGCGTAGCAAAACGATTCTGAACAGCAGCGGCTATATTAGCAGCGCTCATTTATTCCTGCCTTTCTTTCGCTGCGTCTCCATCAAAACTTCTTTGAGTTCGCTCCCCTCTGGGATTTTCGGCTCATTTATTTCAAGGGATTCGGCCCCCGCCTGATAAAAAGAAGGTGATGAAATTGGATTATACTCATCCTCCTTAACCAAAATTATAAGCTCTGACGCAAGACAGCTTTTCAATTCACCAGTATTTTTATCACGCCACCTCACATCAACCATTTTGGCTCGCTCCCAAAGAGCCTCAACTTGCTTTTTGGTCAAAGGCCGACACAAGACCCCAAACTCAAAATATTGCCCCTGATTCTCTTTCAAAGAGGCTGCATTAGGAAGCACTCTCTTATCGAAATTAATACCAAGAAGCGTTACTGACTCTATAGGCGCGTCCGGTTTTAACGCAGTAATATAATATTCGGTCGCCTCGTTCTCACCTAGAGGGGGTAATTTAGCAGGTTTGCGCACCTTATAAGCCACCGCCGTACTACTCATAACACCAGCTTTAGCAACATACATCTGTATATCCTTTCATAAATAAGCGCCAGGGGGAGAAAGGGAAAGGGCCTGGGCGCTTGAAGCTCCCCCTGACTAGTTGTTTACCTTAAAGATAACGCCCGGAAACCACGGCCCTAACGCGCAACGCACATGAGTATGGAGTTTATACTCACCAGTCTCTCTTGCTGAATCAGAATTCTGCATATCCGCAATTATAGACTCGACATTCTTGGGTTCGCGAAACACAAACGGTTTCCAAAAGCTGTGCTCTAGCACCACATACCAGTCCGAGGTATCGGTCAGATATGGATTGGTCTGCCATTCAAAAATGCCTTTGAGCCAGTTCGATTCCGACACGATGTTTTCGCCGGAAATCTTGAGATATTCTGACTGTGCGGTTTTTTGGAACACCTCGTTCGCGGAATTCGGCACGATCGCAAACATTTTGCTAAAATCAGCCTCTTCTGGCGAAAGTATCGGCTTTCCGGCAGTCGGATCAATGAACGACAGGGCCCGCTGCTGCACTTGCGCAAAATCATGGATTATACCATCAGGGGTCAACCCCGACCCGGTAATGATATTTCCACCGCTGACCCCCAACCGGTCGGCCCCGTCACCGTCAACGGTTGAAAACAGAGCGGCACCGTCGAAAGCATTGAGAATGCTGGGATTCAGGTCGGCTACATTATTGAAATATTCAGAAATTAGCACATCTGGAAGCTGACCATACCGCTGAACCGCGATCTGAATATGCGATCGCAAATCACCGAGTTGATCATCTTCTTCGTCCCAGCGACTCCAGGGAATAGTAAGTTCATAGTTATACTTTCCCAGAGTCAGGTAGCGATCTCTAAACGCCTGAGCCTTGCGACCTGTGCCATACGGCCAATATTGTGGAAAAGGCACAGACTCCTTCCAGGCCCAAGTCGCGTTACGTATATTGCTGTCCGGCAGGTACTTGAGCAGCTTTTCCTGTTGTTTTCTGAATACAGGAATTTGCTGTCGCCAGGTTTCCTTAAGGTCGGCGAGTATGCCGGCCTGCAACGATCTATCAATATTCGCAATAGGCATAGCTCACCTCCTTATACACCAGGCAATCTCTCGATAACCGCATAAATATGGAACGCCGCCGCGACATCAGCGGTAAATCCAGTTCCGCCTGACGCCATTTCCAATTTCACCGTGTCGCCAACATGAACCTCATTATTGGCGGTGATCGCCGTCGCGTCAATTTCGGTACCCATGTCAGCAGCACCGTCGCAATCAGTATAGGCCAGAGTGAGAACACCACCTGTAGTATCAGTCCCCCCAATATCAAGATTCAGGTCCTGGTCCCCTGCAACCGCAGCATTATCCCAGGCCACCGGGAGAGCATGAAGCGACACAAATTTATAATGTTCGTAAGCCGTTTCTGTCCAAAGTGTTACAGCGCTAGTACCCTGCAGGGCATTAGTCGGAAAAGTTCCAAACGACTTCACACTATAGACCGAAGGCGCCGCACTCAGCGCACTTACGAGAATTGATTCTACCAAAGAAAATAGGTAAACGTGGCAATAAGTGCCAGAAATCCACTTGAGAACGATTCCAACAGGAGACCCGGCCTGCCTGGTCAGCGTGAGGGTCTGGCCATCGGTGGCCCAGACGAATTTACCGGCATCGGTAATCGCCGAAGCTCCAGTGACACTGACGCCGCCGTAGCGACCACCGCCGAGCAATAGCCCACCCCGGCAAGTAGCAGAGTAAGTCCCGCTCGAGTCGCCGGTTAGGTGATTAGTGTTATCGCCGTCAGACGCACCTAAAACGAGCCCCGCCGGAATCAGATCATCGGCGACTTCCGCAAATTCAACTTTACCAAGGCTTCTATTAAGAGCCGCTAGCCCAAACGGTACCAACGGCTCAGCGTTCTTTATCACTATGTCTTGCCTATTGGCGTCAACGACATAATTTTGGTGTGCAGTTACTACACTGGTAGGATCAGCCATGTTTGTCCTTTCCTTTCCTTTTCAAAAGAAACCTCAATCCTCTTTAAATAGGTGAAACCAAGCGATCCAGATATTGAGGGTCTCGCTCGCTTTCCTCAACAGCATTATTTACCCATTTTTCAACCGAAGGGAACGCTGCCTGGAATTTACGCACATATTCCGCGTTCGCCTGATTTACGGTATCACGGTAAATAGCATAAGCCTTCCGCGCAACTTGGGCAGCCTGGGGGCTACGCTCCTGATATTTCGCGATCAGTTTCTCGTATTCGTTTACAGGCATTGCCTGGAACCGTTCTAAGCTGCTGCTCATACTATGTTTAGGAAAGCTCCGCTTAAGCGACTTCAGATATACCTTCCGGTCTTGCGCTGTACTGAATTGCCTCAAAGTCTCTCGAACCTCGTTAGGATCGGCACCTATAGACTCACAAAACCTCGTAATTTCAGAACTCTCAACAAAATTATGCTGTTCTAGTTCATCCAACCGGCGATTGAGCAGTCGAAGCTGGTACGCAACCGAGCTTGGAGCTTCTTCTTTAGGAGTTTCCGCTTTGCCTTTTTCTTCCACACCCTCAGGGCTTCCACCTTCATCTTTTTCACCGTCGCCCTCAGGCTCCTTACCCTCTATCAGCCCAATAACCTTCAGTAACAAACTAGCAATGTTGGCTATTTTTTCCGCCAAGCTGTCAAGCTTGTTAATCACATCACCCTCGAACCCCTGAAAAGCCTCCGTCTTTTCGCCTTCAGTAAGCTCCTTCTCCCTTTCTTCGGTCTCAGAAATTTCATCCACTTTATCTTTGATTTCATCTCCAATCATTATTAGCTCCTGAAATCTAACCAATTGGTAATTCTGCACTTCTGTCATTACTGACTCATCCTCTTCCAACAACAAAAGAGGGAACACAAAAAAGGGGTTTTGACTCTCTAAAAGAGCCAAACCCGTAATCTTATTAGCTTCAGGGACATACTCCGGTGAACGATAGGGGTATCTCCCCTCTTTGATGTCATTAAACACGTTTTCCGGTATCTCGATAATATCACCTATCGCTGTCTCACCAAACACATGAACATTATCAAGAAACCCGGCCCCCGGTCTATTCTCAAACCCAGAATGATGTCCACAAAATACCCTAAGATAGTGGCCATTATCCTGGTCTACCTTGATCTTTTTGACGCACTCCTTTAGTCCTTCTAAATCCAGGCTACCGCGATCCGGCGAAGAAAATGACCTGAAAAATTCCACATTGCGTATAGCATATTTGCCATTCGGTTGCCTATTCCAAGAATATAACTTCAAAGGATTTAACATGTCAAACTCTCCATAATTCAGAGCCGACCGGTTGTTGCGGCATAGGTAGGTGCCCCTTCTCTTGAGTCTGCGATAGTTGTCGTACCCCGATCTTTATTTTCACGTCACCATGCCTTGGAAAATCAATACCTAACTGGGCTAGCGCCGACTGATTACGATAAAAGAAATCAAAAAGTATATCTTCAGTAAACACTTCAGCTAGCCGCAATCTGTTATACAATACTACCGTGTCAGTTTGCGCCTTGTGCACCGCACCAAGAGCGTAGCTACCAACACCCGCCGCTGTAGTTGATAACTCAGCCCCCAACAGCAAAAGCTGAATTTTCTTATCACAATATTCTATCAATTCCCTGATTATATTCGCCCCCGTCGAACCATGTTCAAACCACTGCACACGGTCAGAACTATCAATAACCGCTAAATGCCGAGCACGGCACGCCTCAAAAGTTTCGATAATCTTATCAATTCGCTGTTGTGCGCTAGAAAACCCCGCGCCGAGCGACGCATTAACAGCAGCCTTCATCAGGTCTATTTGCGCTACCAAGAAGGGCTTTGACCAGCTTTCACAAAGATCTGCCCAGTATTTGATTGCGTAGTGCTTGGTATAAGCCAAGGTATACAACACCTCGCCGAACCCTTCCCAATAAGGCGCCAACTCCTCCTGCATCTGGTAGTACCAGATATAATCCTGCACGGCCAAACCCTCAGGTGCGTTCGGGTTCTCTGACCGATCTTCGAGAATCACATACTGATCAATTTTTGGACACCACATTGTCCAATAAATCCTTGTCCGATCTTCTTGATCCCGCTCCAGGCGCATCCGGCGACGATCCACCTCGGCTAGCCGATATGCCACATAGAGCTTAGCTCCCTCATAGTCCACCCACCTGTAATACTTTCTTTGAATTCCAAGCCCGAAAAGTACTGCTTTCTCAACCAAAGACTTCCGGCAATGCAGGAAATCTCTAATTTGGCGCAACACGAATACACAAAGGTTTTTCAGTTTCTCGTTTTCGCACTCAACCTCAGTGAATTCACCCGAAGCCATTAAACCGAGCAGGTGCAGGCATCTCGCAATTTCCACATCCTTTCGCACAATTTCATAAAAATCATCAGCAGTAACCTGGTCGGCATACACGTTCGGAACATAGCCAATGTAATAGCCAATCTGCTGACGGAGTTCCGTCACATAATTCGGTACGAACTGAATCTTCGCGATGCTCGGCATCTCTCAGCCCTTAAAAAAAGAGAAAAAAAAGCTAGTTAGCAACTCTATAGAAATCAACACCTACAGCGTTTTCGCAAAATGCAATTACATAACTCACAGCATGAGGAGCGAACATATATTTTGTGAGGGGCAATTCCTTTTCTTGGACTTCAGCCTCTTCTTTTCGTTTGTCGGGCCATTTACACCGCTCAAAATCGCGAATCGTTTTGGTGCATCGCGTATGAAGCAACAGCTTAGATTGACCATCCTCTCTAATTTTGAGCGCATTCTGGAGTCCTTGAATGCGGCGCATCGCAGCAAGTTTCTTGCCAATTTCTTTTTCTTTTCTATTCACTCCAACCTCTAGCCCTGCTTGTCGAAATTCCTTTTGAATAGCAAAGTCCCAGAAGTCAACAAACACACCAAGAAACTTTGGAAACCCTTGCATCTTTTCCTTTATTGACGGAATTACGTCAATAGCTGTCAGATTCTCGTCATAAATTTCATCAAATACTATATATCGCCGAGGCTCGTGCTGTACCGCAATAAACACAACAGCTACCGGGTTATTGGGCCGATAATGAACACCCACCAAAACAGGCAGCAACGAAAACGACGAAAAGCACGAGTCTATAAAATTCCCATCACTCATTGAGAATACCTGCCCGCGACGAGACACAAACCGGCCTTCATACTGCTCTGCGAAAACCTTTTCGTCGAGCTCTGTTTTTGCTATCTCCCATTCCTTTTTAGAAAATGTCGGGTTGGCAATCGTATTAAATTGCCACCGCTCCCAGTCGGGGGTATTTTCGGCGATCTGAAAGAATTCCCAAAAGAGCCCGCCATCTGCGTTCGGAGTAGAAGTCGCCAAGAGACCACCATTTCTCGGCCCTATGCGAGCACGTAATTGCCGGTGCCAAATCGAGCGCGGAATTTGGGATGCTTCACAAAGTACAATCAGATCAAGTTCCTCTCCCAAAAGAAGTTGCGGCTTCTCACAGCTTTTTGTTTCACAGAAAGAACCCCAAGGAAAGGAAATTTTCTTGGAACCCCGCTGCTGGTTGGAGACATGCGCCAGCCGTAACGCCTTGTGACGACCGATTTTAAGGCGATCAAGGAACTGCAAAGCCCAGTCAAACTCCTTTTCCGCCAACGTGTACTGGGTGGAAACACACCAGATCCGTTGATCCGGGAGAAGCAAGCGACAGACAATCTCGGCACCAGCAAGCATTGATTTACCAGCACGGGCGCCAGCGGCAACTATCCGAAACCGCGCTTTGCTGGCATGAACCGCCGCCTGTTTGGCGTGGGGGTAATAGTCCATCGCCCTAAATATCCCTGCTTTATTCATCGTCTTAGTGTTCGCTGTAATACCCACGTCGGCATCCCTTCTGCCATAATTGCTCCCCTTTGGCCTGGTTGCAATCGCGGCACGAAAACACAAGGTTATCAGGATCGAGCGGCGCGCCACCAAGAGCAAGAGGTACAAAGTGATCTATTACACCTCGCACGCGCTTGCCATTTCGATATTGCCCGCAAACGATCCCGCAGTACACGCACTTATAATTATCCCGGGCAGCAACCGCACGTCGCACATCTCGCGGAATCGGCATTCGCGGAGACTTATTGCGAAATTTTTTTATGGCCGCCTGTTTCCGTCGTCGTTCATATTTCTTAAATTCACCACAATCAGCATTTCCGTGCCCCTGCATCACCGGGCACATCGCCGACCAATTGCCGGGAAACGGTATCTTCTCTGCGAATATGCCGCCATGCGGCATTATATCTGGCGGCGCATATCCCGCAAAAAACAACGTCTCTCGCGGGGGCGGTACTGTATAACCTACCTCCTGATAGTATTGAGAATATATGGCCCGCCAACACTTAGAGGCCGCCGGACAATCAATCTTAATTTCAACCGCCATTCTTTTCGGTTTCCTCAAAAGTAACTATTTCAGTACCCTCAGTCATAAATTGTTTATGCGCCTCAATCCAATCTCGCGGTGTGAACTTCGAACCCTTATCGAAAAACTTAGGGCTCAATACCTTCAATAAATCCACTAACGCTTTGTGCCAAGAAGGAGCCTCGTGACACCTTTTAAGGGCCACACAAAAGGCCCGTACCAATCCCCGCTCAATCAAATCATCTGTTAGTTCTTCCGGCTCTCCCTCCAGAGAGAGGGGGCTGTTCTTTTCCCCGCTATCACTCTCGCTTATCGCTTTCTTCATCCCTCTATTCAAAGCAGATGCCTTCTTTTTAGCCTTCTTTTTCTGCTCCTTCAACACCCGCGCCTTACTTAAACCCTGTTCATCTAACCATTTATAATACATAATCCGGGTGGCTTCATCATGACCACACGCCTCAGTTACCTTATATCCCCGCTCAACCTTCTTATATATATCAAGAAAAAACTCATTCCGTTCATCAGGGTTCATATCACGAACATAGGCTCGGCGTTTAAACTTCCCTTTTGGAACAAAAGCTGGCTCTGCCATAACTACCTCATAATCAACAACTTGACAAGTTCTTTACAATGTTTTTTACCAAAAAATTACAGGTAAATCCACCCAAAAAATCTATTCAAACAGGGAAATTTTGGCCACCCCCTAGCCCTTGAGTTTCCTAACTTCCAGAAATGCTTGTTTATACAGAAGAGGCCATCCCTCTCT